TCTATAATTCTAGCTATTTTTCTCATATTCTAAGTAGTTCTACTTTTGCTAAATTATTTCTATCTGTATTATACTCTATCTTATTTACTCGATAGTGCTGGTCTTTAACTTTTACTAAATCACCAAAACTAAAGTTATAAATATCTGTTGGCTTTAGATTAAATTCTGCTTTTAGTATCAAGCCATCAGTAATGTTAAACTTTTCATCTATATAATCTGCCCAAAAGAAGTTATACAAAGTTCTACTAGGTATATTGCCTAGTGTTGGTGTGTATATAGGATTGGTAAAACCAAACAACAAAGAGTATGAGTTTGTTTCTACTTGTGGTAATGGTGCATTATTATCAGCACTACCAAAATATTGTGTACCATTATTTATAAATTGATAAGCAACACCAAATATTTCACCTGTATCATCTTGCACATCTAAATCTATATCATATCCAAGAGGATTTTTAAATATCAATCTAGGTGCATTGTCAAAGGCTTCTAATTCTTCGCCATTATCAGTAGCTATGTGTTGTAAGTTTATATTGCTATTGTCTAGTTGTTTAGTAAAAGGTGCTGCAAATACACTTAACTCTATTGTATTTACCTCATCACTATCTACATCGAACTCTAATACTTGACTACCATACTCTGTATTGTGTGCGTTCTTATATCTCTCGTGGTAATAGTCATCGCTATCTTCTGCGTGTTTAAACTCTATTCTCTTAGGTATCTCGATAGGCTCTATTACAAACTCGTTAGCGTTTATTTTCTTTGTCCAATCTATAACATTGTTAGTAGTGAAATTATAGTAAGGCTCTATTTTAAGTAAATTGTTTTGCTTACTCTCTAACGTGAGATTAAATGCAGTTACTACATCTTTTAGTATATCAGCTAACTTTATATCACCTCTATTAGCTTTTATTTTACTGCTAGTAGATACATCTAATATATTCAATGTTAAACTAGCATCTGAATTAGCTATCATTAAATCTGCCATAGGTGCTACCCATTGTAAAGTAAGCGTATCGCCATTGGCTACGAATACACTACCTGTAAAAGTCTTTGTTTCTACTGTTGGATTACCAGCACCTACTGCTTCATTTATAAAGTGTTGCCCTAAATTTTCATCATTAGCATATAATCTTAGTACACCATATTGAAATGTACTTTCGTTATATATTTTTACTGTATATTCTATGTTTAGGTAGCAATCGTAAGGTGCAGTAAATACACTTGTATCGTGGTTAAAGTTACCATCAGTATCACCACTCTCGTTTACAAAGTCTATTACTGTTGCACCCTCTATACTATCACCTATATTAGTTCCATTATTTACACCTACACTATCTGTACCACTACCGACTGTTGCAGTAATTGTACTATCAGTAAAATCGCTGCTATTATCATTTCTACCTATGTCAAAGAATATATCTTTAAAATAGTCAGTTTCAAAGAAACCACTATCATAACTAAATCCAGCATAATCAAATATCTTATCTATAACATATTTAAGGCTTATGTTTAGTATATAGTTGTCTTGATAGCTACGCATATATAAATTTTCAGCATCTACATATATTTGACCATCATTTATTAATGGATAGAAAACCTTATCAGTAGTACCACCAGCACTTAATGCAGTTAAACCTGCCCAACTTAATATAATATTTAATGGTGTTAGTTCGTGGTCTATATCTGTAAAGTCTAAATCGTTTATAGTAGCATCAGCTAGGGTTTCTATAATATTAGCAACATCATTAAACAATACTACATTGTATGTTACTTCTGTATCTTTATCAACGACATTTAAGAGCCTTAAAAAACCCTCAAGTACTAATACATCATCGCTATACAGAAATGCTTTTACGTTCTTATATACGTTAAAATTAGTCTTATATCTATCTACATTGTAGTAATGCTCAAAGAACTTATTATTATTCTTAGTAGCTGGTAGGTTAAAGTCTTTAGAGTATGATGCGTTCTTACTTTCTATATCTCTAACATCATCTACTTGTAATGTTAGGTTTATATTCTCATTACCAAACGTATCTAACTCTTGCAACTCATTGGTTACTTGATTTTGTACTACTAATCTTATCATAGTCGTTGTACTCTTGTGTTATGACCTTTTTCTACTGTTATGATATACTGCTTTAACATATCGTTAGCAGTAGTTTGCTTTATGTATTCTGTTTCATTTATGACAACAGGCTCGAATGTAGTACCTGTTTGCATATATACATCAGGACTTAAAAACAATTCTTCTAATATCTCTGCTTCATCTTCTGTAATAAAGTCTGTATTAGCTTCTATGGTTTCTATTGCGTTTACATTAAATGCTCTTGTACCACCATCATAAGTACCTTGCGTGTAATAGTCAGCGTTGAAAGCATCACCAGCAGAAGTGGTTGCATAACGTGGTATAGTACCATAGTTTTGTTTTATAGCAGTCTTATTTATTTGTGTCTTTCTTACTGACTTCTTAGTGAAGTTGTAATAATCCCAAGCACCTAGACTATTTAAAAACGCTAGTCTAATAGTTTCAAAGCCTTTGCAGTCTGCATCTTGTATAGTAAAATAATAAACTTTACTAACAGATGTGTTTACATTTAGTGCAGTTACTGTATAGTAAGCTACGTTAGTAAGACTAACACCTAATTGTGTTAATTGAGCAGTACCACAACCAAAGTATAACAAACCCTCGTTAGTATTATCACCGCCAACGATAGTAGCAGTAATAGATGAACCAAAAGGCGCACCACCATTAAGTGTAGTATTATCTACATATTGAGTGGCTAACATTGTATCTGAACTATTATAGGTTCTAATTCTTATTCTAGTTATTTCACTATCTAAGTAATGCTTACCATTTAAAAAAGCTAATGTATGATATTGTGATGCTTGTATTTTCTGACCTGATAAACCTGTACCAGCAAAGTTTTGTGGGAACTTAGTCAAGAATTTCTTAGTACCCCCTGTTAGTAGATAATCACTAAAATCTTCTGTACTATAACCAGCATTGTGTTGTAATACTGAATTAAAGAAATTAAAATTAACATCTGTACTTATTGAAAACTCTTGTATGGTAGTACCACTACTATTGGTGTATTCATAACCCCCTAAACAAGTACAATTATTAAGATTGTTTCTATTCCTTGCGTACTTATCTATCTGATGTATAGCGTGGTTGTTTTCATACATTGTGTCAGTATTAAATGTACTATTTGCACCACCAGCTAAATCATAACCACTCTTATCGGTTTCTGTATAGTCTTGCAATATAGATGATATTCTAAATAATGCTTTTTCGTTAGTATCAACAGGTGCTTTAAGTGTTGCTACTGTTTGAGCATTTACAAATACTACACAAATGTATTTTAAGTTAGATACTACCCCAGCAACTTGTTGTGCAATTAATAAAGGTGGTATGTCCTCTGCGTATATTACTATATCTGAATAAGCTGGTGCAAGGAATTGTGCGTTGCCTTGCATTGTTGTTCTTAAATTTACTGCCATTATTCTATCTCTTTACTTACGAATTTTAAAAATTGTTGTGTGTCTTGTGCGTATGCCTTGATAAAGTCTTTAGGTAAATCTCTATAAGCTACATTAAAAGCATCAGTAAAGAAATTGCTAGGCTTAACACCATATAACTTTATATTCCTAGCTATGCTAAATACTAAACTCTTACGTGGTATAAACCTACCCTTTTTATCTCTAACACCTTGTATGCCTTTGCGTACTGCCCACTTGTCTATCACTCCTGATGGTGGTTGCTTTGTAGTGTACTTGTAAGGTGAGTTAGGTGCTTTAGCACTTGACTTACTACCCTTAACCCCTTTATCTACAAACTTAGCGTAACCCTCTGCTACAAAAGACATATCTACTGCACCACTTGGATACACCTTGATAAAGTACCCTAGACTACTACCTAAATCGCCACTAGCATTTCTGCCTTTAGCGTTTAATATACCTCTAGCAGTCTGTACTACCTTTCTGCCAAAGGTGTCTAATACTTTATCTACGTTACTCATTATGCAGTTGCTATAAATACTTCTACATCAACACTAGCAGAGCCATGTGCATTATGTATATACATATGCTCAATCGCATCTATTGAAGTTTGTGCTGCTTTACTACCAGCACCATTAGCATTAATACTAAATAATGTTGTACTACTTGTTGGCTTTAATTCTATTGCACCAGCAGCAGCAGTAACTGCTAAAGTTAGTATTACTTCGTTTGTGTCATCTAAGTTTGTTACTCGTATATACTTAGTATCTTCAGTATCAAATTCTTCACCTGTTGAAGTACTTAAAAACTCTGCTAAAGTAGCAGTTGTGTTCGCTGGTATAGTGAAAATTCTTTTAGATACATTACCAATGCCTGTTATAGACTTAGTAATCGTTTGGTCATACGCAGTACCATTTAGTGTTATTTCTTCTTTTATTTGCACACTTAGTGTTGCAGTTGAAACAGTTGTTGCCATTTTTTTTAATTTTAGTTTCTATTATATATTATTATTATATTACTATTATATATCTATATATATATATTATATAGTGTATATATTCTTGTTTGTGTCCTTTTGTTGTTACGCAAATCGTGTAACCCACTCACTCTTAGATAGTTAGCATTTTTACTCATAAGCGACATCTCCACTACATTGACTTGCGTTAAATCCTACCTCTATACTAATACTAGCAGTCCAGCCACTTACCTCATTATCAAACCTCTCTGTAAAAGGCTCACAACTAACACTAGGACTTATAGCTACTTCTGTTTGGAAGTCTGGTATGCGTTCAAACGATGCAGTTTGATTTTTAAGCAAACTAATTACATCGCCAATAGTTTCTAGCGTATCACTAAGTACATCTCTCTCGTTGCTCTCATCTTTGCTTACTAAGTCCATAACTATAAATTGAAAGTTATATGTTAGTGTGTGTTGTGCAAAGTTAGCAGTAGCAGTAGATACGTGAAGTAGTGGGTAGGTAGTTTCTGTTAGGTCAATCTCAAATATATCGCCTATTGTTGTGGTTTGTATTTGTGTATGACTACTACCTATCTCTTCAAATATCCTATAAAGCATTTGAAGTGTTACGTTTTTAATCTCTGTTCCTGTCGTTAGTATCATCTTCTATTCTGTATGTGTGTTAAATCTTTTTGGTACGCTAAGAAGTTAAAGCACTCGTTTACCGATAACTCTAACACCTCATCAAATTTTAATATATCGCCATTTGCTAAATTATAAATTAAACTGTACCAGCCGTACTTTTCGTTAAATTGTTCTTCTTCTGTCTTAAAAGTTTGCGCCTCTCTCTCCTCGACAGGCTCTTTGAATAAACTTGCGTAGTGGCTATGTAATCCGTTGCGATAGTCAAAAAAAAACTAGCAGCACCATTAACAGTATCTACACTTAGATTATCTTTAAATATCTTTGCTCGTTTCTTAGCAGTTCTAAAGTCATAATCTTCTACCTTGTACTTCTCGCCCTTTTGTTCTGTAATAGGTCTGTAAAGAATAGCCATAACACTATCCATAGCACTCCAACCATCACCAAGTTTATTATCTAAATCGACAAACTCTTTTAGCTTTAGTTCGTGTAAGTTAGGGTGAAAGCCATAATCTATACCATCAATCGTTATAATTAGGTTAAGGTCTTTATTAGCTTCGTTATCCATTAGCTTTGCTAGTTGTTCCATTACTGCATCTATATCTGACTTCTTACAACCTTGTAATAGTTTCTTAGGTGCATTAGTAAAAGCACTAATAGTTGCTATCGTTTTCTCTAACTCATCTTCAACACCCTCTACACTTAACATAAAGTCCATATACTTACCTAAAGATACTTGCGACCAGCTTGTAGGTATAGAGTAATTTGTGTTGTTAATAACTAAATCCATACTATAAAATATAAAAGTTTAAAATTGAGTATAATTGCACGTTTTTGTTTATTAAAAATTGTTTTAAAAAGGGAGTGTGCTAATAGCCACTCTTTTTT